AGACAATAGGGACATTCAACTTGCCAGCGAGTCCCCTCAACTCCTCTGCGATGGACTTAACATATGTATAGGAATTAACTACAGTGCCTTTGTAACGTGATGAAGCACAGATATTAAGGTAGTCAACGAATACAATGTCAGGATGGAATCCTTTCTTTAGAGACAACTCATTCAAGAGTGCCTCAAAGTGACCCACATGTGCTGATGCTGTGGGATACTCTTTGATAACTAGACGACCTTGAGTCTTCTTCTTGAGAGCATCCACCTTCTTGGTGTATCTCTCCTTAGTAAGGATAGGATCGCTCAGTTGTTGGATCGGGATGTCCAAGAGGTTGGCGTCAATTCGCTCAGCAATTTTTTCCTCTGCCATTTCAAGTGTAATGTAGAGTACGTTGCGCCCCTGTAGGAGCGAGGCACTAGCCATGTGGCACATGAATAGAGACTTGCCGACGCCCGTGCCAGCAAGGGCGATATTGAGAGTCTTGTTAGGCAGACCACCTTTTGTAATTTTGTTGAAATAGTCGATGTCAAAGGGAATCTTCTCCTCTTTTCTGTGGTAAAAGTCGTATCGGTCTGATGCATCAGAGATGTAATCGTGACCTACATGATCATCAAAACAGACGCCCAATGCCTCAGACATAATGCTGGGGATAGCGTCCTTTGTCCTAGTCTTATCTTGTCCGTCAGCAATCTTAACTGACTCCATGAGAGCGAGGTAGACTGCTCTCTCCTTACACCACTTCTCAGTGGTCTCCATCAACCAATCTTCATTGTAATGATCACGGTCAAGGTTGTCTAGGAAGGTTTCAACTTCCTTGTAAACATCCTCAGTGATATCACGTCGCTTCTCGATCTCAATCTTCAGAGCGTTAGGCTCGGGGGACACATCATACTCACCAATGTATTCCTGAATCGCTTGAAACAGGACACGGTTTGTAAACATGTCGAAGTATTCATCCTTAATGAAAGGCAGGACCTTTCTGCAGTAATCTTCCTCTAGGATAAGTTTACTGAGTGCAATCTCTTCGATCTTGAGGCTCATTGATAATGTAAATAGGTGGTCAATTCATACTTGTCGTTACTGATGGGAGCGTTATCCGAATAAGGAAACGTCCATCCTGGTGGATATATTACCACATCACCTTGCTGTGGTTTAATCTTGTAATCAATCTGTGGAAACTCCATCTCACCACCCTCCTCAACATCATTGAGGAAGATCTTATACGCTAGGAATCGCTTAGCAGAATCGGCATCACCAACATCAATATGAAGACCAAAATTATCGCCAGTAGAGACATTGTATTTATTTAATTTGATCTGCTCAAGGTTATTCTTTGCTGCCCAGAATTTCTCACAGTCCATTGCCTTCATGTATTCATGAGCAGACCACTGGATGATAGGGACAACCTGTTGTTGGATTGAATTCCACTCATGGTCTCCCTGATCAGCAAGAAACGAGATGTTGATGATGTTATATTGTGGGACACCATCGTCCCACCTCATCATCTTGTCAGAGGCATCTGCTTTCAGGATAGCATTCTTACAGACGTTAGGATCTAGTGCCTTGGGGTAGACCCTGATCCATTCCTTATGATCCATAAGAAAACTCCTGCTCTGCTGCCTTATCCAGTCGCATCATCACTTCGGGGGTGAAGTATTTCTCGGGATCAGCGAGAATAGACTTAGGATAAACAGAAGATTCACCAACTTTGACGCGATTCCCGACCCGTTGGAAGACTCCATACTTCTCACCCAATTCCAGTAGTCCATAATAGCGGTCCAATCCACGGTCGTCGTAGTAAAGACGAGTTTCAACTTCAGAATTCTCCTTGCTTAGACGAGACTTAGCAGTCTTTGCCTTGATAATGTTTCCGATGACTTCCTTGCCATCCTTCTCTTTTTTCTTTGAGAGATATATGATTGTAGAAGCAGCATACTTGAGTCCGCTACCACCTCCCATCTCTTTTGTAGGTACATAAGCTCCAACGACATCGTAAGTATGGTTAGTGACGATCATAGGCACGTTTGCTTTACCCAGTTTAAGGGTAAGCACACGGAAGATAGACTTAACTACCTGTGCCCTCGTCATGTCACGGGTTTCTTTACCCGCTTCGGTGTCCTCAATCTCCTTAGAGGTTGAGAGCATCCCTAATGAGTCTAACACAAACATCATGGGTTGGCGAGACTCTTCAGGCATTTGCAAATACTTATCAATAATCTTGATTGCTTGCTGCCTAAACTCCTGCACGGTGGTGACAGGGACAATGACCATACGCTTTGAGTCAATCTTTCTAGACTCAATCATGTCTCTGCTGATAGCAGACTCAGACTCAAAGTAGATCACCCCAGCGTCAGGATCCATGTCAAGAAAATGCTTGACAATGCCAAGGCAATAGAAAGTCTTACCAGTTGAAGACTCGCCTGCCAAAGCTGTAATCTTATTGGACGGGATGCCACCATAGATTGATCCAGATACCAGTGCGTTGAAAATATAACTACCAGTATCAATGTAAGCAGCGGTATCACCCGCAGCAACTCCGTCTGAAACCAGACCAGCGTATTCATTATCGATCTCCTTTACGATATCGGAAAGAAAATTCACGACCACAGTGCCTCCAAAGTATTTTGTTTCTCGGGTTTCCAACCAATAGTGTCTAGGATTACAGTCAAAGGATCAAGGAAACTCTTCTTAAACTGTAGATCATAGTCTATACTTTTGTCAAGTCCAAACTCGGTTGGAAGAGTCTGGAAGAATGAGATTACATTCTCATTGATCTTGTTTGGTGTCCTCAGCATCACATATTTAATCTTCTCACCCTCTTGGATGATGGGATACTTGTGAGTGAGTTTTCTCTTCTTGATATAGAAGTTATACAGCAGTGCTCCACGCACATGCATGGGGCATCCCTTGCCATAGATGGTAGCAGGTGATGAATTCTTCGCCACGTTGTTACATCCACGAGGGAATGCAATGTCTTCCACAGGCATAGATTCAAACTGGTCACGGAAGTTAGAGATAAACTTCTGCAACTGGTCCTCTGTGCCATTCATGATGACCTTCAGTGCGTCTTTAATAGCAGTGCGACAAGGTGCAGGTGTGGAAGACTTGACTGCTTCGATACCGTTGACCTTGAGTTTAGGAGTCTTGTATCGGACACCCTCAGAGTCAAACACATTGAGGATGTATCGTTTCTTAGCAGTCCAGATGCCACGGTTAGCGATATTCTCTCGCTTCATAAACATCTTCTGCTCGTAAGCGTTTACATAGGACGCCAACGCTTCATAAGAATCTCCAATATACTTCTCAAATTCCACTTGACACACCTTGTCAAGGAACCCAACAATACGATCATCGCTCGCCTCTCTGCCCTTGAATACCTTGTGTACAAAAGGACCCAGATTGAGATAGATGGAATCAGTATCAGCAGCAATAACGTAGTCAACATCGTCAGTCTTTAGTATTTTGTTAAGGTAAGCATTCATTCTATTTTCAATCCATCGGATGCTTACCTGTCCCGATAGAGTAATCGCCTCAGCATTTGCCAGATTGTAATACCTGAAGTATTGATTTCCGATGGCACCATAGGCAGAGTTGAGTTGGATCTTTCTTGCCATTTGGATGTTGTTGAATTTGGACACATCCTTTTGTAGTGCCTTGGACTCTGCAGGTGAGGTGGTATTTTCGAGAGACTGCTTAGCGGCAAGCATTCTCTTCTTGTAAATGGTCCTTTCATCATAGATCCTCTGCATCATTTCAGGAAGGAAACCGTGGATGTCTTTACGATACTGAGCACCGTTAGCACATACACAACCGTCCCCGTTGAAAGTTACTTCTTCATTAAGTATTCCCTCAACTGTAACTGTTGGATGTCTGTCATCCTTGAGCGTCTCTGGGGAAATATTGTACTGCATAATAAGGTGAGGATACAGACTGTTAAGGTCAAAACTGACCACCCAATCATAGCTTCCTGGTATCGGTTCTTTGACATATGCCCCCGCATATTTGTCGTCCTTCTTAGTAGTTATGCGAGGTGGCACCACAATGTTACGACCCTTAAGATCATTGTAGATCAGGGTGTCCCACATGCGGACCTGAGAATATACATCCTCAAGGTTTACCTTAGCGTCATACGCCATGGTAACTGCCAACTCGATCAACTTCATCTTATCTTCCAGACTGTCAACCAGATTAACGTCATGGATGTTGTATTCCACGAAACGTTGCCAGTCAGACGTGTAGAAATCCTTGAAGTTTTCAAACTCAGAGTGGTCCAACTTCTTATCACCCAACTCAACCATAGCGATATGGTCTAGGCGATAGGATTCCTGATTGGTGTAAGTGAATTTCTTATAGAGATCGAGATAATCCAGAATCGCTACACCAGTAATCTCGTAAGCAATGTTTGTACGTCCTTGGATTCTGATCTCTCTGTCGATCACCCTATTCCAAGGTGACAGACTCTTCTTCCACTTCTCACCCAGCACCCTCTCGATACGACGACAGATGTAGGGGATGTCATACAGGTTGTTATTCCATCCAGTGATGATGTCAGGGGTATTCTGATTCCACCATGAGTGAAAGTCCTGTAGCATCTCCTGCTCTGTCCAGAAGACACGGTATTCAATATCCTTAGGAGGGACAAACTCTCGGGTGCCCCAAGTGATTGTCTCTTTGGTATTGAAATTCTTCATCGTAATACAAAGCATCTCCTCAGCAGATGCTTGCACGTCTGGGAATCCATTCTCACAGGCGACCTCAATATCAATAGTCCAGATCTTCATCTGAGACATGTCATAATCAATCTCGCCTTTCCATTTTTGAGCGATGTGTTGGTAAACAAACCGCTCGTATCCGTGGACTTCCAGACCCGACGCGCCCTCATACTGTTTGATAAACTCCCGTGCTTCACGGGCACCATCAAACTGTTTGGGAAAAGCATAACGACCATCCAGTGTCCGATACTTACTCTTCTTCTGTTGTGCCTGAGGGACTAGAAAAAGAGTAGGGCGAGACTTCTCCCGATACTGCACAGGGGATCCCTGCTCGTAACCTCGGATGAGAATGTCATCGCCCAGTAGACAGACACTTGTATAAAAATCACTCATTAACTGCTTTCTGGTATTCTGCCAGCACTGCGGGTGCAGGATCCAGTATAGTCAATACATCGGTAGATGTCAAGAAGATAAATCTCTGCTCTGTGTGGAGGGGATAGACCTTCAGAAGTCCTTCCTCCACCACACGGAATGAATCCTCTAGCAAGATGGCAGGTTCTTCATCCATCTCAGTTAGTTTCCCAATCAAGTATGTGTCGGGATTGTTTTTCAGAATAATAAATTTAATCACGGGCGGTTGCATCCTCCTCATCAAAGTATACGCTCATACCAGCAGGTTTGTGCGACTTAAGTATGGCCTTGTAACTTTCGCTGACGTTTTCGTGAGGATCACCGAGAGATACAACAGACATTACAGATACAATGTTGTTACCCACAGTCAATGGAGACCATGGATACAGTTTGATCTGCACATCAGACAAGTCCATCTCATCAGGCACAGTTTCCTCACCCTGAAAATCAAACATCTTATCTGCAGGTTGCTCAATCACTACTGAGTATGGTTGAGTAAACTGATACGCGAGAGGCAGAGTGTGATCTTCGGACGCTCTAACTTCTTTAACGTCAGCGATTACGTCCTCGCCGCTTTGCATTCTTGCGATTTTTACGCTCATAATCTTTTTCCATTAGTTGTTCGTAAGTGCCCTGCACCATGTCTTGAAAGGCACGGCGTGCTGAGATGTTTTTCTCATCAGCAAGGACGTGGACATACTGCATAAACGAGTCCATCAAATCAGGCGGCACGTCTAGAGTAAGTGTTTCGCTTTTCTCTGCGTAGGTCTTACTACACAGGTTAACATACATATTCATTAAAATCAACTCCAAACAAAAAGAGACCCCTGCTGGGAGTCTCTTCAGTTGCATATTATATATCAATAATCATCGATGTAACTTTGGCAGGTGTCAGGATTTTTCTTACACCATGCTCTCACATAAGAATTAGCATCGACTTCCATAGTGTAGTGGGCATGGTTGTGTATCACACCCACAATGATAAAGAATCCTACAATGAGGAGGTTAAACTGAGTCACTGGGTGTGCTAACACCCGCAGTATCAATTTCATAGACCTTCAGCTTCTGGTGGTCAGGGATTATCTTCTGCAATTCTACCACAAGCATCCCGTTTGTGAAGCTGACTGTGCCGACTTCCACATCATCGGACAGATTGAAACCTCGTGCGAATGATCGAGTGGCAACGCCCCGATGCACATACTCTTCTTTCTTATCATTCGCCGCCTTTGACTTGATGAGTAGGACATTACTCTCCGTCGATACCTCAATGTCCTCTGGTGCCCATCCAGCTAGTGCTAATTCGATCCTCCATTTGATACTAGATTCCTTGACGATATTGTAGGGAGGATACTGACCGCCTGGTGTCCCTACTCCGTAGGAATGTAAGCGGTAAAATAGGTCGTCAAAACCTACTGAAAATCTTTGTGACGCATCAAAAATAGCGTCGATGTCTTTCGACGTAAACTTAGTAATGTCCATAGCTCCTTATAAAGCGAGTGGTAGTGTGTGGTCCCCGAAGGCAACCACATTATATATACAACTTCGGCCAGACGGTTTACCGTAAACATTTTTTTCTGTCTAAATAGGCTTAGCACTATACAACTGATGGAAATGAGAAAGTCTCTGCTTCCTATCATTATGCTTCTGATGACAGCGGGTGCCGCCCAAGCAGGTGGTCTCGTTACTAAACATGCTTCGAGTGTGCAGTTGACTGTTGACGCTGCTCGTACTCAGGCTACAAGAATTGGTTCTTCATTCAGTATCTCAGGATCAAATATTGATACTACTGACGGGTCAACTGCAGGCACAGTTTCTGCAGGCACTATCACCTCAGGTGTTTATAGTCCTGGCACTATTGCTGCCACACAGGACACAGCAGGGGCGGCTTTCAGCTTTAGCCAAAGCTACACCCAAGCTGATGCCTTGCCTCAAAGTGCAGCAACTGTTGGCGCTAATCCTAACTTCGGATCACTTACGACATATGCAGCAGGCACGAAAGATACTCTCGCAGGTACTGTAACCAGTGCAGGTATTCTTACTGTGACAGCTGGTGGGGCAGGTACAACTGCCACAGGACAGTACGTTAGTGAGATCACTGTAATTGATTGAGGATAATCCCCGTGAGCATCCTTTCTGGAAAGACAATCACATATACTGTGACAAGTGCGGCGGTAGTCTTGACTACTGCTGCCGCTGTCCAGGCGGTCCCCGTGGTGCCAAATTTCACACAGGGCTCAATGACGAGCCACACGGAAACCACCTCAAAGGTGACCGAGACCATAAACAGCATGGACTACAACACGGGATATCAGTATTCCGTAACTGGCTCAGGAATTACCGCTTCTGGTAACCTAAATCCTGGTACAGGATCAAACAATGTAACTATTGATGGAGTGACATCATCATGGACAACCGTAACAGGAAAACCGTCCTTCACACAGACAACACCAGGTCAGGCGTTTCAGTTTACCGAGACGCTGCAAGGTCCAGGTTTGACTCAACAAACAATAATCCAAAGAGTGACCGAGGTCACAAGCGTAACAGATACCACAAGTATCTTTACCCAGTAATAGCACTATCTCTTGGTGCAGCACAGATACCAGCTAACGCTGAGACTGTTGGTGGTGTGAGTGCAACAGCATCGCCCATCGCGAATAGCTCAGGCTCAGTGACCAACCAGGCAATTCAGGTTTTACAGGGTCCATATATTACTAACACATACGGGAATGGTATCCAGTGTCAAGGACCTACCATGAATTTTACCCCCTATGTAACAGGGACGGCATCAGCACAGAAGCCATACGAACCTTACTATATGGATCCTGTGTACGACATGCGTGACCTTAATGAAGATGGCTCGCTAGACAATCCAGGTGACATTCTCTACCACGTCCCTACTAGGACAGGTCAGAAAGATAACTACAGCATTGGTATTGGTTTCTCTGCTACATGGTCTAAACCATTGGACAAAGAGTTACAAGCACAATGTAAAGAAGCAGCTGCTGCTAACATCGCAATGATGCAACAGCTAACTGCTAATAAACGCCTCGACTTTGAGATCGCGAGACTAAAAAATTGTGGAAATTTATTGAAGGAGGGAATTCGCTTCGCTCCTGGTACAAAGTATGCTTCTATATGTGCAGACGTGCAGGTAAGTAATGTGAATCTATTACAGAATCACAGTCACTCTATTCCTTCCCTTTCAACTTCCGAATCGCACGATTCCGAATCCTCTGCTCTTGGCGACGAAACATCACAGACTCAATCGGAGTCTTCTTCCCTCGAAGGGTCGCAATCTTCTTCATCAACTTCTTCACAGCAGGCTTCACAGCTTTCAGAATTAGATCGGCAAGCGGTTTTGCAAGCAGTGCAGAAGTCGTTGCAACTACAGCAATCGAGGCAGTCGCAGTAACAGCACCAGCACTAGGTATATTTCCTACAATCTGATCAGGGATAGTTAACTTCTCTGTTACCTGAATACATTCCTTACCAACCAGTCGATACTCAGTGACCTTCTTGTCACCCTTGACGTGTCCGACTGGTTCTTTTAATTTCTGTGCTTCTGTAGGACACTCTACCTTTGCTGACTCTACCTTACCTGTGTCAGGTATCTCAGGAGTTGTGATTTCAGGATTCTTAGTAGGTGCTACAGGAGGGACTGGAGTTTCATACTCAAAGTCCATCTTATTTGTGTCATAGTCTAGTGGATTGAATGATGGGACACCAGCATCACAGTATGTGACCAGTCCATTCTCATCATCAACACCGACTGTATTAGATTTATTATTTGATTCGTGTGCCTCAACACAACCAGGAATATCTACGATAGGTACACCCACCTGATTCACTATTGGTGATGCTGGTGGTATTGCAGTAGGTGCAGTAACTGCCCAGTCACGGACCTCAGGGATAGTAGTGTCCCTAATGTCGATACCTTTAGTGCTGATGTCAGGAATTTCCATCGAGATAAGTGGCAACTAAAACAATCCTCCTGCCTTCTACTGGTGTCTGATGACAGTGAAGACCTGAGAAAGTAACAACGTCATCCTCTACAGGTCTGTATGCCGAAGCAGGAGTTAGAGTATCACCACCAGCAGATGTTAGATACAAGAGAATATTCTTGTGATCAAACTCATGATCATGATGAAAAACGTTTGTAAGTATATTTTTTTGTGAATGCACAGCATTGGCATTCATTCTATATATGCACTGCGCTTTGATATTGTTGACTTCAAATATCTCTCTCAACACACACTCAAATAAATCTGAGTGCTCAGACATTACTCTTGGATATAGTTTGATTCCAGGTCTCTCTAAGAAAACATGTGAATAGAATCCAAACTTGTCCTTATTCTCTGTGTAAAACCATTGAAAAGAATCTGACAACACTATGTCTTTCAGAGCACGGTATGTATCAGTCTTAGGGTTAAGTAGTTTGGTAAACATTATCTGGGGAATGGCATCAGACCAAGATTACTATTCAAATGATAGCAGTCTTCAGTCAATAGATCAAATCCAATAGTAATTCTAGGTGTATCAAAGTCCTCATCGACTTCGACTTTATGGTATTGGTGTCCTGGTCCTATGTAGATGTTACCAACCTCGTTGATAACCTTATGATCTTCAAAGACTGTCCTAGTTTTGTGTGGACGGATGGAGATGTATCCATGGATTGGCCATTCATGCGTGTGCCACTTAAGGACTTCACCTGGCATGTGATAGTTTAACCATGATTGCATCCAGAGTCTTCTATGTCCACCAACATAGTCCCATACAACATCTTTTAATTCACAATAAAGATCATAGAATAGTGGCGTTGCCGACACCATCCCAAAGAAATTGTATTTGTTATACGCCCAAGTATGTCCTTCTTCAAATGGATTATCAGCGACTGATTTCTCAATGATATCAATCATCTCATGCTGATATTTTACAATCAATTCTGACTTATGCATAGGTTACTACTAACACAATGCGACGATCTTTCTTGGGCATAGCATGACAATGCGGTCCCTGAAATAAGATAATAGAATCTTCTTCTGGATAGAATACATCATCCCCAACATAGGTTTCACCACCAGCGTCGGTCAAATATATCAGCACATTCTTATGCGGGAAGGTATGATCCTCATGCATAGCACTGATCTCAGGGTTAGTTACTAAAGGATCAACAGCATTTGCATTCATCCTAAGAAGATAGTTGAATTCCATATCTTCATTAGCACGACAGACCTGTGCAAAGTAATCTAGAAACAGATCTATATGATTAGATAATGGTTTTGGAAATCCAGCAAACTCAGGTCTCTCTAAAAAGGTATGACCATAGAAATAGAAACTATCATGTGAGTTTTTACTACAAAACCAAGGAAACATTTCACCCAAGACTTTAGATTTCAGCTCATAGTAATCTGGAGTCTTTGGATTGACCAATTCTCTCAACATAATTAACAATCATTAAACACTTCACCGACTTGTGATCCTAACTCAGACCCTGCCT